AAGCTTACCTGTCATCGTGCCACCGGACAGGGATAATTTCGCATCCACTTCCGCCTTCCGTGCCACGTCATCCGCCGCAGCCGGCGCCGCCGCCTTAAATCGCCCCGCGCTATCCCGCTGAACCAGCGTATTCGCCGTAGCCGCGCTCGTTGCGCCGTGGACGCCGGTGGTGGCATCCATGTGCGCCTTTGCCGTCTCAAGAGTAGTCGCCGGTGGCGTGCGCCAGTTCGATTTTCCGGTGATCGACTTGATCATGTTCGCCAGCCAGCCCAAAATAGCCGTCAGCGTTCCGGAGTTTCCCGACGGTGCCGATGTGTCGCTGATCGTTCGATCGCCGATCTTTTCATCCGTTACTGAGCCGTCCGCCAGCTTCGCCGTCGTCACGCTGCCGTCCGGATGATCAAGCACCCCGGCCGTGCGGTGATCGTTCATGTCCTTCAGCGTCGCAAAGACGAGCGATTGATCGATGACAGCCGTTACATTCGGCGCTTGTCCAACGGCCACGATGCTGTCGATGTGCTTCTCAACGACGTCCGGGCCGCCGCCGGGCGGGATATGTTCTGCGTTGTTGCCGGCGTTCGCATAAGCATAAAGGATTTCGCCTTCGTCCGGGTCGTCCGCAAAGATCCCGATTTCGCGGAAATAAAAACCTGTTGTGATGTCTTGGTTGGTCAATACCGTACCGATAACCGCTCGTCCTTGCCCAAGTACCCGCAGTTTCGTGATGTCCAGGCTCTTCTTCTCGCTGATCAAATCTGTCAGCGTAGCGATCGATTGGCCGCCCAAAAATCCGTCGCCGATCGCCACCCTGGTGTAGTGCAGTTCCGCCCCGGCTTGCGCCTTCGCCTGAAGTGCAATACCCTTGTTGGTCAGCGTCAGTCCACCAAAAGCTCCCATGATCCCCCTCCTATACCGTCATGAATTCACCGATATGCAGCGGCATGCCAACATATATCTGCAGCGTGTCCATCATCGTGATCTCGATCGCTTCCAAATGAGCCGATATACGGCGTACCGAATCGAGCGCTGCAAGGAATTTCTCGGCGTCTTCGGCAGTCACGGCCGAATTCGAGGTGATCACCTTAAATCGTCCCGGCTGGCCGCCGTATTCGAACCATTCCTTGACATCGCCGTCACCGAACACATTCTGAATGAGCTCTCGAATTGCTGATGCCGTTCCTTTCCGGCGGTGCCAGGCGAGCGCATTGCGGACGAGCTGGCGTTTCTGCTCTATCGGCAGTTCGGGATCATAGAAGTCGACATGATACTGCCATGCCAGCTCGTCAATCCAGCGTTCCGGAAGCGCGTTCAGATCGGCCTGAATGGTTACGCGCGATATGAGCTCGGAAACCTTTCGGATCTCGACATCGAGCGCCTCGGCGGCCGCCCGAACCGTCGGATCGTCGCGCAGATTCGGAGGCACCAAATCAATCAACTTGATGTCCGTAATCTCAATCACTTTCGAGCCCTCCGTACACCACATTGATCGCGTCGGCAACCGCGATGTCCGTGGAGTCAATGATCGTATAGGTCGGCGATGTCACGGCCACCCGGCGCGCGCCGGCCTGCATCACGCGACAGATGAGCTCGGATGGGTTGAGGTCGCGGCCGATCCGGGATTTTTGCCAGATCACATATTCGACCACGGCTCGATCGACAGCCGCCTGAATCGTCGCCGCATCCGCCGCATTTTCCGCGTCAATCCAATAGGTCAGGTTGACGTCGTATGTCTGCACGCCCGGCGCCAGGACTGCGACATGATCCGTGAGCGGACGGACGCGGTCGTCGCTGAGCACATCGGACACTTGCTGCAGAATGTCATCAATCGGCAGCTCTCCGTTCGCCATGAGCACGCGAATCTCCACTTCGCCCGGCGCCGGCGAATGGACATGCACGTCGATGATACCGGGATTCACCGCCCGCGCCCAGTATTCGTATGCACCACGCGGGCCGGCCACGGAAAAGCGCTCCGGAGCGGTATAAATGCGCTCTCGGTAGGCATCGTCATCTTCTTCCGCTGAGCCTCCGGAGCTCTCCGTCGTATTGGCTGCGCTTGCCACGAACGGGATCGGATCAACCAGAAGATTGATCTGGCCGGGCAGAAACCCGTTCCCACTCTCCCCGGTCTCCATGCATTCGGCCGGAACGTCGACGTACAGCTCGCCCGGCGCGATCTCTGCCACGTCTGTCGTTGCAAAATAGACGTTCCCCCCGGGGCTAACACGGGTCCCGGCTGGAATCGTCACGGCCTCAACCCGGGGCACGGAGAGGGTGAAGCGGATCGTCGTCCTGGCGGCCGATGCCGGCAGCCGTGGCGTCTCCACGCGAGCTCCGAGGTGATCCAACATCCCCCCGCGCGCATATCTGAGCAGATTCTGTTTCGCGGCGTCGTTGATCAGCACACGTTGCTGGACGATCAGGCTCGCTATCGCAGAAAGAAAAAGCCGTACCGGGTCGCCCGGATACAGCTTTCGTCCGCTGATCGCCTCAAAGGTTGTGATGATGTTGTTCCTGATGGTCTCCGGATCCGTATCGACGAGCTGAATGTCAGGCAAATCGTTCAGACTCATAATGCTTCGCCCCCTTCCTTCAGCCGGAATCGGACAATCGGCGTAAGCTGACCCGTCATATGATCGGCAGCATAGGTCACGGCCGTCACCTCGACGCGTGGTTCATGCTGCTGGATCGCCTCGACGATGCGAGCTGTCAGGCGTGCTTGTGCGACGGGGATCGCTGTATCGAGGTCGGCAAAGTCCACTCCAAATCCGCGGTCGAGCGGAACGCTGCCCTGTGCCGTCGTGATGATCGTACGGAGATTCTGCAGGATCTCGTCCATCCCGCTTGCCGCGAAATTGACCGCCGCAGGCTCGACCGATACGGAATATTCCACGCCCATCCACCCCCTCAGGCATACTCTTTCAGCTGTACTTCCGCCCCGGCGGCCAATAGCCGGCCGGCATTGTCGAACACATCCCAGGTCTGGTCAACGGATTGGATGTACCATTTCCCCGTGCCGAAGGGCAAGCCGCCGATGATGAGCGGTGCGACTACCCCTTCCCTGCACATTCTCGTTAATCGAGCTACTTCGTTCCGAGGGTGAACGCCGAATCGAGCATCAAAGTACATGAAGAAGCTGATTTCATCCTGCCCCGGGCCGATATATTGCGATTTCGGATGCTTTCTATACACTTCGCTCGTCGCCCATCGAGCGGAGCTGGAACGCCGGAAATCCCGGAAAGTCCTGAGCTGCTGCGTCGAGGCGATGAAAACGAGATCGCCGAACGTACCGATCATGTGCCGTTCACCTTCCCGAGACAAAACCCGGTCTCAAGCCCTGAATCGATAAATGCGCAGAGGACCGAGTCGTCAACGCTCGGCATGCCGGCGGCGCCGCTGAACGGTTGGACGACCGGCAGCCAATCCGTGACCAGATTGTCTTGATCAGGTATGACCGCCCGAACTGCCATACGTGCGGCGTCCACGCTGGACACGATGCCAATCCGAATGTACCCCGTCATCAGTATCCCAGCACCTTTCGTAACTCAATTCTCGTGCGGTATCCCGACCGGTCGATCATATGCCGCGCCGTCTCAACGAAGTAAACATCATCGAACGCGCCAAATCCCGAAAGCTCCACCGTCACACCTTGCACCAGCATGTAGTCGCCCATCAATTCCAGTGTCGCGCGCTGAGCGTCTTTGTTCGCCCGCCGCAGCGCTGCGCGGGCCTTTCGATTCGCCTCGGCGACGGAGGCGACGCGCTCGTTCAGTTTGAGCACCGGACCGCCGTCCGCTCCCGGAACTTTGAATGAGCCGCGGATCGTTTTCTTTTTCGAATCGGTATAAGCAATTTCGCAAGACGCATACGACACACCAACAGTTTGTACATCGAAAGAATAGCTGAGGATGTCGCTCTCTCCGCGCACAATCTCCCGAACTGGCGGCTGCTTCTCGTACTTCTGTTCGTCGAACAGGACGAGCATGTCATTCGTCACTTTCAGCGCCGCGCCTTCACGTTCTGCCTGTGAACTTAGGAAAGCCAGATCCGTCTCCTCCGACTGGTTGATCCGGTCATAAACGACCTCTGCCATTTCATACAGCAGCCTCAATCCGGCCGCATTGGCGATCTGCTTCGCGATCTGCCGGAGCGTCACATTCTCCCATGACCGTGTTCGGGTCTCGTTCTTGAGCGCCGATTTTCCCGGATATGACACGGCATGTATCGTAATCTCATCGGGGTCCGGCCCCGTGTAACTGACCGTGTCCACATCAAAAATGCCGCAGTCCAGCCGACGCTCAGAACCTTCGAAGTACCAATCTTTGAGCGTGATTGACGCACGAATCCGTTCGCCGCGTTTGGGCATCCAACTGCTCCGCAATCGCCCGTCCGGATCCGCCAGCGAGATCTGCAGGTCGTCTGCCCTGCAGTTTCCCGCGTCGGTGTACGACAACGAAATAAAATAGGGCGCGATATCCCGGGAGATATCCACGCCCTCATATACCAATTCAACGATTGCTTGCCTCGGCATCAGGAAGTCCTCCTCCACGGCGGGAGCTCGGAGGCCGGCAGATCCTGCAACTCAGGTACCTGGAGCACGATGCCGGAGCCAAAGATCACGGTCCGCATATGCTGCGGATTCGCCTCCATCAGTCGCACTAACTGTAACGATGATCCGTATAGTTTATGAGCGATACCATCCCAGGTATCACCCTGAATCGTCGTGTACTCAGCCACCGAAGCTCAGCCTCCTATCCTCCCGAACATACCGATCCATGAGTGCACGGAACTCGTCAAAAGACATCCGTACGGCCTCACGAACCCGCGTCTCGACACCCGGCCCGCCGCCGGACACGGTGATGGTTGGCGAATACGTCACCTGAATGGCGGATCGCTCACGATCGCCGCCGATCAGCCGGTTCGCCACATCGAGCAGCTGACGCGAGCGCTGACTATGCTGAATCGGTATGGCGATCTCCGGGCCGGCTTCACCGAAAATTGATGGTCGGGTCGCGATGCCGCCTTCTGCGAATTGAGGCATTGACCGGAACGACGGAAGGTTGTACTGCTGCCGTATAGTCGCGGGAACCCCGCTGATACCGCGTGACTGATCGAAAAGGACTTCAACGTTGATTTTCTTCGACGTCGGCAGTTCAGTCAGTTTTCGGTTCAGCTCGTCCACCGCTATCAGCGCTTCATCAAACCGTCGTTTCTCCTCTTCCGTCAGCTCTGTATACTTCTGCGCCTGCTCCTCGAGCGTCCCGCCGAGGTCCATTTCGATCAGCTTCAACTGGGCGTCATACAGCGCCTGAAAGCTCTGTTCGGCCGATTGCAGTTCCTCCTGAGTCTTTTTCCATTTTTCAAAGTTTTCGTTGAAAGACTCATAGTTTTTCTGCATATCGTACACCAGGTTTGCCCAGTTGCCGCCGTAGTCCTTCCCTGTGAGCTCCCGGATCTGTTCAGCCAGTTGCTGCAGCCGCTGGAGCTGCTCGTCATAGGACAAGCTGCTGTCATTCACAATGGCCTGATGCTGCTCGACGAACTGGCTGTATTGGACGTAGGCCTCCCGCGCCTCGTTGTACGCCTCGTCATATTCGGCCAAGCTCTTCGTCAGCTTCTCGTATTCAGCCTGCAAAGCCGGTAAATCGTGCTGCGCCTGTATGACCTTCTGCTCCAGTTCCCGACGGGCCATCTCGCGCTGCGTCTCGTTCAGTTGCTGTACCAGATCCAGCTGCTCCCGGAAGTTCTCCTTCTTCGCATCCTCGGCTCGCAGGATATCCGGATTCAGCTCGATCAGCTCCTGCTCGACTTCCCGCAGACGTTCCCGGGCCGCAGCCAGATCCTCTGACGACGTTTTTGAATCCGATATGACCGCCTTCAACCGGTCATATTCCGCGATCAGATCATTCGTGCGCTTTGTGTGCTCTTCGATTCCACGGTGGTCATCGAAAGCTTCACGAAGCGCATCGTCCATGTTCAGCAGCTCACGCCGCGCGTTTTCCTGGGCTTCGCGGTATGCCAGGATACCGGCCGTCAGAACGCCGACCGCGCCAACGGCAATGCCGACCGGATTTGTGAAAAACCTGAGCGCTGACACAAATTTCGACGCGTTCTTCGCATTCCGGCCGGCGGCATCGGCAGCGTCGCTCACCGAGAGAAAACCGCCAACAACCTTCGCCGCGTTTTTACCGATCATAGCGGCCGGCGCCGCCAGTGCAAGAAACTCGATCAATCCTTTATTCCGAATCGCCCAGTCAGCAAGCCTTTCCAGCGTCGGCAGCAATTCCTCAGACATCGGAAGCACCAGGTCGGTCATAATCTGCCGGCCGAGCGAGATCCAGTCCTTTTTGACGCTGTCAAGCTTGACCTTCTCGATCTCGTTCATCGTCTCACGGGTCATGTCGAATTGTTCTTGGACTGTACCCAGCGAAGAGACGACCGATATTTCGAGGTCTTCGAACTGCGATCCCATCAGCGCGACGCCGATCTGATTCCGAAGCAGCGGATCCTCGACATTCTGCAGCTGCTCGATGACCATCCGGAATACGTCTTTGCCCTGCAGCGCGCCTGCGGCAAGACCGTCGAGGATTTCCTGCCCGCGGCCCATGATCATTTGGAGCACTTCGAACGTTTTGCTCATCTTGGTGCCGCCAGCTCGCAAATCTTCCAGCATTTGATCCGCTGTTTCTTTGCTCACTTTGGTCAGGAGTTCCATATATTGCTTGGACTTTTTCCCGCCTTTCATCAAGGCGTCCGTCCACTCCACGATGTCATCCGGCGCGAACAGTTGAGCCAACGCGTCGTTGGTTGTCTGGCTGCCGTCCTTGATCCGGATGTTAAACTCCTTGACCACGTCACCAACTTTGTCGAGATTCCACGCGCCGGCTTCCAGTCCGGCCGCGAAGATGTTAAACATTTCGTTGGCGGAAAAACCGAGAGCTGCGAACTGCGGCGCATACTCGTTGGCGGTGTCAAGCAACTCATTGGACTTGTTCAGGCCGCGTTGTGCACCCTGCGCAAGCAGGTTGAACGCCTGCGTAGAGGTGATGCCAAAGTTTTTCGTCATGGTGTCGACGGCCTTCACGCTTTCGCGGATGTCTTCGCCGAACACATCGCGGAACAGCATAGCCTCACGGGTCAGGTCTTCGAGCTCTTCACCGGTTTTCTGCGTGACCTGGCGGACCACGGTCAGGGATTCCACAATGTCCTGGAACCCTTCGCCGATGGGCAGCTCGTACAGCTCTTCGGCGATCCCGCGGAGCTCCTCCATCTCTTCCGCGCTCGCGCCGGTCGCGGCTTGCAAGTCTGTCACTGAATCGTGAAACTCCAGAACCGTGCCACCGATCCCTTTGATCGAGTCTGCGACTCCTTGGATCAGTGTGAACGCCCCGGTATATTCAGCGACCCGGCGAAGCGTGTCCCCAAATGTGCGCGTATCCCCTTCGACGTCGCGAATCGCTTTCTCGGCATCTCGCGCCTCTTTACTCACGCGCGCGAAACCGTCCGAATTGCCTATCTTTCGAAGTTCGCGCTCCACATTCTCAAGACTTTGCGATGCGGCGCCAAAAGCTCGGCGGAAAGAGGACTCCAGCTCCGCGTCCAACCGAAACGATACTTCGTATTCCCTTCCGCGGTTAGCCATGCTTCTTCCCGCCTTTCAGCAGTCTGTCTACTACTGAAATCCACTCCATCAACTCGCGGATCGGCATCGAGAGGAAGAAAGGAATGGGCGTGTAGGTCGACCGCGCCAACAGCGCGGCCAAATCCCGCACGCCCAACTCTTTGCTCAGGCCGATCCGATCAAAAAATTTTGTGCCCTCAGTGTGACACGGGTGAAGTCATTGGCAGAGAGCTTATGAATCAGTTCAACCGGCACGCCGGCAGCCCGTGCAGCCACAATTGCCTGATAGGTTTTCGTCGCCTCGACGAAGAGCAGCGATCCGCCGCCCGTCGCCGCATATTGCCGCTCACAAGCGAGGATATCCTCGCCGGTGAGCCGATCGAAGCCGAGATCCAATTCGGTGTAGGTCTTGCCTTCGAATTCCACAGGCCGCCGCAGCTTGTAGATGCTTTCCTTCTCGCTCATCATGGTTCACCTCACAGTCCGAGTTGCGACCGCACGTCGGCCAGCGCATCCTCGCCGTCAACCCGGAAAATAAAGTTGAATTTATCCAGTTCCAGCAGCTCGACCCCATCCTGAACGATCCGAATATAGGTGACTTCGAGCTCGTTCGATGCTTCCATTGGGTTCGCCGCCTGGAAGTTGCCCAGACTGCCCGATTTCGGCATCGCCCGTACGGTGACTTTCAGGCCGGCGGTCCGGTATGTTCCTGCGGCGCTGTCGTACACTTGGATAGCCCCGCGGAAATCGAGCGCATGCGCCTTCTGTTGCAGCAGCCGAACGGTCGATCGCTCAACCGATCGCCAGTTCAGCGTGACCGTCATCGAGCCGAAATGCCCGATCGTGGGGCTGTCGATTTCTCCGGCGATCCCGGCGCCGCTGAGCGTCTGCGTCATCGCCTCGAAGCTCGGCAGCGTGACATCCGAGACGCCCAGGAATTCATTCCCGTCCCGGTAGACGGAAAAGTTGATCAGCTTTTCAGGAATCTGCTTCACTGTTCAATCCCTCCTTATCAGACCGTCAGGCTGCTGAGGTACGACGTGTCGTACTCAACGATGAAGTCAATTTCTCTGGCCGGCGACGGCGGCGTCACGTACAGGTGGAACCGAACAATGCCGTCCATCAGGTCGGTATCCGGGTTTTCGTCTGCCCGGAACTCGACGCGGCCGCCGAGCAGCGCGCCGGTGGCGACCAGTCCATTCAACCACAGGTTGATGCTGTCCGTCACCGCCTCCGTCAGCCGGCGCGTGATCGGGCCGTCGAGCCGCTGCCAGTAGGAGAGGATCACCGTGTTCGAGATCCAGTCCAGCATGCGGCGAACCGGGATAAAGCTGTCTTTCGGGTCCGTGTTCGCCGGATACGCGCCCGTCCGGTTCCCCCAGGCTTTCCATCCGCCAACAAAATTAAGCGCCGTCACGATGCCGTTGCCATTGAGGTACGCAGCCTGATCCGGCCCCAGGAACAGCGGCGAAGCGTCCTCCAACACGGCCGAATCCGCCTGCATGGACTGGTTCGACGGCGATACATACGGCAATCCGCCATATGCGGCGTCCGTGGCGCAGATCACGCCGGCAAGCTGCGTCGACAGGTGGAATGTCTTATCCCCCAGCTTGACCAACGGATAGCAGTTGACCTGTCGCGGCGACGTGAAGCTGTTGGACTCCTTCCAAGCCGCAACATCCGTATAGGACTTGTCCGCGGGAAGGTCCGTCAGCGCAATCGCGCGGAACAGCCCGTTGATCGCGCTGGCTTTCGCCGTCATGACGGCGGCGACAGCCGGCTCGTGGGAATATCCCGGCGCCAGAATCAGGCTCGGCACCTGGCGGAAGCGCGGGAAGACTTGATCGATCAGCTCCAATCCTGTCGGCCGACCGTTGCCGTCGATGCCGCCGATGATGTCATTGGCCGTGACGGCATCCGGATCCAGTTTGTCATAGCTGACTTTCAGCGAGGCGCCTGCCGGGATCGACCCGCTTGCCAGCCTCTGCACGACGAGCTGGCCGGCATCGTCATAATCGAGCTCATAGTCCGTCCCCCGGTCATACGTTGTTGCTCCATCGTCCGATTTCACAATCACCGAGTCGATCAGGATGCCCTGTGACTTGACCGTCGCGAGGCCGTTTTCGAGCGTGGCCGTTTCATCGGTCACAGTCGTCTTGTGCTTCGCCGGGTCCAGGACGTTAATCAGCACGATCGGCGCCATTGCGTAGAGCGCAAAGTGAGCATAGACGGCCTCGCAGAGCGTGAACCTCCAGTCGTCGCTGAATCCGAACGCCTCGACCGCCTCCGCGTAGGTGTAGCACAGCACCGGCTCGTTCACCGGCACAGACGAACGCTTGGAAAGATGGACCGGCGCCGTTCCGATCACGACCGGCACACTGTTTACGGAGGCGGGCGGCGTGACGGCCGTCGGCACCTCACTTGCATAGACTCCATGTTTGTATGCCATCAGGATTTCGCTCCTCCTTTGAGGGCCGAGAAGGCCCGATATTCAATGGTCCCTGCCTTGCCGGCGCGCTGGATGGCCGCCGCCAGATCGGCCACCGGAACCAGAAGATGCGAGATCTCCGGCCGCGAATCGATCAGCGGGGCCAGGTACTGCGGCACGCCATCACGAAAAATGGTGTATTGTCGCAGCCGGCCGCGTTCCAGATTCGGGCCGATGTAGATGATCGGCCCGGCCGTGACTGCCGGCTTGTCCCTGGACCGCTTCCTGTCACTCCCACGAGAACGCATGGATGGCACCTCCTGTCTGTTGTTCCGTCACACTCTGGACCGTCCAGATCGTTGTCGCCTCTCCGACCCAGAGAGGATAGGGCTGCTCCTCCGGGATGGACCACTTGTACGGCATTTCGATCCGGAAACGGCTATTGATGACTTGCTTCCGCTGCAGCTCGATCCGGACATGCTCCATCAAGTTGATTAGGTCGTATGCCCCACTCGGCTGCAGGAAACCGTCCACCCGCTCCCCTTCGTCATACACGCCGAAGCTAAGATGCATCTGAACAGTGGAGCCGACATTGAGGTCCCGCTGATCTTCGCCTCCGACAATGCGTGCCACAACGTAGGGGAAATCGATCTTCTCCGGAGCCTTCGGGTTCTTGAATGGCAAATACCACTCGAAAACTTGCGGCGGTATATAACGCCCGCCGTCTCCCTTCGCGGCCGCGTATTCGGCCAGCAGCTCGCGGAGAAAATCGCAGAGCGCCCGCAATAGCATCGCTGCTGTCATTTCGTTTTCAGCCTCCCGAGCACGCGGTTTACTTCATGGTCCAGTCGAACGACCATCCGCTTGTGCGCTTCTTCCTGCAGATGTTCTGCAATGCCCGGCTCGCTCAGCATGACCGGTATGGCCGGTCCGTAAAGTTGATCGATCGGCAGCCGCTTCCGGCCGACGCGGCGGAATACACCTGTATGCCCGCTGTCCATCTGCGCCACGAACGCCCCCGGAATCGGCTTCTTTCCGCCTTCCTTCTTGACGGCTGCGCGCAGGACGCGCGCCTTCCGCGGTTGCGGCTTCGACGGCGTCGTGCGGAATCGGATTAGCGGGATGTTTGGGCCGCGGGATCGGAGCAGGTAGGCCAGACCCGGTCCATCTGCTTTCGTGACCTTGATCGTTTTCAGTACGTCACCGTGGCGGACGTAATACCGCTCGCGCACGGCGCGAGCGGCCTCCGTCTTTACCCCCGCCATGACGCGCCGAAGAGTGGCGTCAAACGCCTTTGGCAGATTGTCGCGCACGAATCGAAGGCCGACGGTCGCGGTCCTGAACTCTTTGGCGTTCGTGATCAGCTTCATATTTGGTTCCCCTCCAGCGTCACACTGAGCAGCCCCATATCCTCGCCAACCTGGACGACCAGATACTGCTGACCGTCAAGAGACATCACCTGACCCTCGACCGGACGGTATCCGAGATCCGATTCACGCGCAAAGAAAATGACTCTGTTCTGATACGTGCCCTCCGCGTACAAATGCGGCCGGCGATTGATCAGATCAGAGTCGAGTACAATTTTGACAGTCTCTCCATCAATGTCATGGTACTCGGCGAATTCGTCCAGGTTAAGGAACACGGACATATCAGCCGCAACACGATCCTTAAAGTTCTCCATCGTCCTCGCCATCCAAATTCCCAATCGCTTGGGATTTTTCAAGTTCGGCGATTCGTCGTTTTGTCCGCCTCCTCGGCGAATCATCGTCTGCCTCAACGATCAGTTCGTTAGCGTCAAACGCCGGCAAACGTTCCTCGTTCGTGCCGGGATGTCCTCCGTCCGTATCAGTCCGGTCCTCGGGATCCATACGATCCGACTTGGCGGCCTTAATCTCAGCCGGGGCAACAACCCCCTTGCGGATGAGCGCGCGCACATCCGCCTCGTCGGCATCAAAAACGGAGCCCTTCCGGAAAAGGGCTCCGTTATGCCGGACAAAACCGCGCAAAACCCGGTATTTCATGCCCGGTCACCTCATTCCTCGATTGTATTGATCACGGCCCAGGATGCCAGGTCGAACGGCTTCGGAACCGGCCGGGACTTCAGGATCAACGATTTGGTGTCAGTCTCGCGGTTGACCGTCACTTTTGCCGCCCGCGGTGCCTCGATCGTGACGAAGTTGATGCTGTCCTCCGGAATCATCGTGATCGCGCCATACAGCATTTCACCGAGATCCCGGGCGCCGATGATTACCTTGTTCGGCTCGATGTACGGCTTGAGGGTGTCCGTCGTCTCATCGTAGTACCATGCAAGGTACTGATACAGATCGAGACCGAGGCCAGCCAGCCGGCCGAGGTAAGCGTACCCGTTGCCGTTCTGCAGATTCAGCTGCGGATTGATTTCGCCGAAGAACGCGTTTCGAACATCGAGCAGCCTCAGGATCTTTTCGTTTTGCAGCAGCCAGCGAGCCGCTTCTTCGCCGAGAACAACCACTTCCGGGTTGTACCCGCCCTGGCGCACCAGGTTGGCGCCCACTTCCAGGTCGGTGTACGGATCGGCACCGGATTGATTCCATTGCTGCGATCCGGTCAGATTGATCACATTCTCGAACCCGTAGTCAATCGTGTCCGTCCTCACCTGCGTGGCCGAATCGTCCACATACCCGGTCACCGTTACGACGCCGGACTGCAGCAATTCGGCGATCATGAGCTCCTCACGGCGGACAACCATGTCGTCGAGCTCGTTGTAGTCGTTTTGCATGATCGCGAGCGCCCGATCTGCCGGGGCGATCCCGCTGTCAAACACGCTCTCACCGGGCAGACGAGTTTGCAGCACGCTAACGTCAAACGGCTTGGCGAGATTGATGAACGGCGCCTCGTAGATTTTGGTTTGATGCCCTTCGCGGCGGACGTTCACCGGCCGGCTTCCTTCCGCAACAAACGGCGCAACTTTCTGACGGTTTTTGTAGAAGTCCATCAGCACATGTTTCGTCGGGAACGTTTGAAATCCCGGAAAAAACGTGTCCCGCAGGAACGTGGTGACCGGCATCCGTTTGACAACCGGCCGTGCCGTGGACTGCGGCGTGTAGATGTTAACGTCGCCGCCTTGCACGGATGCCGCGTTTACGGGACGCGTGAAACGATTGCGGATGTGATTCGCGACAACACTTTGTCTGATTTTCATTAAGTCCCACCCCTTATCAGAAATCGGTCTTGTAGTAGATATTGCCGGCGCGCAGCTCCTCTTTGTGAGCCTCGACCGTGTCACCGGCGGCCACGTACAGGACATCGTAGTTGAAAATGCCCTGGGTGTACACGACAGCCGGTTGATCCCCGGTCGAGGTATCCACGTCTTCGGCCAGTACCACAGATGCGATCTGGCTGCCGTCCGCTGCGTTCTTGTCGACGAGCTTGTATTTCCCGTCCGCGGTCACCTTCCCAAGGACGGCGCCCTTTTTGAGCACGCCCTGACCGCCGGCAAGCGTCACCGAGGATGTCAACGCGGCGACTTCCGTACCGGCGAAGAGCGTACGGTTTTCCACGCTGCCAAATTCAGTCGAAATGTTCGCCATGGTCGATTACCCCCTTCTGATGTTCTGCGGCCGATGGGCCTGCGAAGTAGCCGCGAATGCGGCAAAGATGGCATTCACGTCTTTGAGGTTGTTGAGGTCGTACTCCTTTTCGGAGTTTTGCGGCAGGGCGCTTGCCTGCACGCCGTCGGTCCCGGCGGCTTTGTTCGCAGCTACGGCGGCATCGAACAGCCTGGAATTGATAATTTTGCCTTCCTTCATCGCCCGAAAAGCAAGCTCTTCGGCCGTCATCGGGTTGGGACCGTATTTCGCTTCCTTGACCAGCTCCGGATCGATGTTTGCGGCAATCTCGTCGATCGCCCGCAGCCGTTCGCGTTCCTGAGCGACCGGATCAACGACCGGCGTCCCGGCGGCCGGCTGCGACGCACCGGCTACCGCTTGCGGCGCCGAAACAACGTTTTGAACAGTCTGTGCCGCGGGCGCTTGCGCGGCCGGCGTTTGGTTCAGTTGATTCCCGTTCACGTTGTTCACTTCTCCTTTCTTCTTCAGCAATTCGTTTCGGATCTTGTCGATGACTTGCCGCGGCAACACCTGAACAGATGATGCGGCAAGTTTAAGCGTTTCGCCCTCGTCGAACATGATTTCATCGACAAACCCTTTCTCCAACGCCTCTTGAGCGTTGAGCCACGTCTCCTGATTCATCAGCTTAAGCAGCTCAGCTTCGCTCAAGCCGCTTTTGAGCCGGTAGGCGTTGGCGATGGATTTGTTCCAGTTCTTGAGCACATCCGACTCGTGCGCATGGGCACGGTAGTCGCCAATGCTGACCGACGATACGTTATGGATCATGATCTGGGCGGTTGGGCTGATCATGACCTTTTTTCCGGCCATGGCGATAACGGACGCAGCGGAGGCAGCGATGCCAACGATTTTAACGGTCACGTTTCCCCGGTATTCTTTCAGGGCCGTGTAAATCTCGGACCCCGAATAGACATCCCCGCCCGGGGAGTTGATGTAAATCTCCAAATCATCGCCGCCGGCTTCCTCCAATGCGCGCATCACCTGGGCCGGCGATGTGGATTCGAGCTCGAGCCAGTCGTAAATCCACTGGTCGTCGTTCGAAACGATGTAGCCCCTGATATCAATCCTGGTCGGCATTTCGGTTCTCACCTCCTTCGCCAAGGTTCGGCTCTCCGCCAGGCAAATCTCGTGCCGCCTCGTACTCACGACGCAGTACGTCCACGTTGTTGTCGTAGTCCATTCCGGTCAACTCCATCGTTTCGCGCTCGTGGGTGGAGAACTTGTACTTAATCCGCAGCGCGGCCGCCTGGACCTCCTTGATCGGATCGATTTGACCGGGGCTCGGCCCGATCCAAATCGCGGAACTCCACAGTTTCCGTCGCACGGGATCGTTCAAAAAACCGGGCGCCTGAATCCGCCCCGTGGCCACGGCCTCAAACAGCCACATCTCGTAAACCGGCTGACAGAATCCATAGGCGAACCAGTCGCGACGATCCCGAAACGCCCGCCATGCCTGAAGCAGAGCTGCGCGGCTGGCGCTGTAACTGGAGTTGAACACTCCCAGCAACACCTCGTAAGGCATGTCCAGCGATGCGCCGGCCAGCTGGGCCATCGCCTTTGTAAAGGTTTCGAACCCCGCCGTCGGATGCTTCGGGTCGCCGAACTTTACGTCTTCGCCTTGACCGAGGACGTTAATCGTGCCAGGCCCCATTTCGTAGCTGGCCAGACGCTCCTCAACCGGCAGGTTCACTTGCTGATCCTCCGGGATGGAATCGGTGAACGGGATGTCGTTGGTCTGGCCGCTCGTCGTGATGAACGCCGTGAAAAAGCTGTTGACGATCGCCGCTGCGATCTCCGCCTCCGTGTACCGATTCAGCTGCTTGATCTGCTCGATCACCGGAGCGAGATACGGCACGCCGCGGTATTGCTCCGCGCGCTCTGGATCCACGACGAAAAGGACGTTCGGCAGTCCGGTTACCCTGTTATTCGCCTCTACCCGGACCCACTCAATCGGCCGACTTGTCGGGAGCAGGCTGTTCGGATGCCTGTTACAGATCCAATACGCCACGACTTTCCCGCTGGCGTCCGTCTCCACGCCGTTCCGGATGGCGCCGCCGTTAGGCAGCTCCTGATAGCTGGTGAAGTCGTAACCGTCGAGGCTCAGGAGTGGTGAGTAACCGGAAGTGGATTCCGGGTTGCATAGCCTGTCGGCCTCGATCAAATGGAGCCGAAGCCGGTACGGATTGAGACGTTCCGGAGCGTCCGCGTACTTCACCACGGCGAGCGAGTCGCCGTTCAGAAGCCAGCCGGTCAGCATGACCCGCTGGGCGTCATAAAAGTCCAGCAGTCCCGTGTTGTCGATCTTGGAGAGCGCCCACAGGTTGAATTCGAATTCGGTGCGCTCCTCCCACTCCTTCGCCTGCTCTGGCGTGAGACCAAGCATCCGGTAATTGAGCTGGCATTTCAGCGTGAGCCCGGAACCGATGATGTTGGACTGGTTTTTCTTAATCGCCCCGGTTGCAATACCGCCGGACATGTACAGGTCCCTGGACCGTTCCCGGAGTAAACGCAGGTTGCTGCCGATGTCCTCTTGCGGGCTACGGCTCGAGCTGTCCCATCCCTGCATGGACTTCTTCCGGCGGCTGGCTCCGCTGTGCGAATACCCGCTGTTCGTGAAGCGGCGCAACAAAGAAAGCCTTGCGCGCGCGACTTCGCGCTTCAAGGCTCTTTGCGGATCCAACCAAGCTATGGTTTTGTCGATGAAGTTCACAAGTCACATCACCCCTTTCAATGCTCTTCAACGTTCAACGATAAAAAGGTTTTGGCCACTTCCAGCATGCCGATTATCTGAAATTCATTTTGATAGTTATGGCTTACTTCAAGTGTGCCTTTTTTAGTTCTGACAACGATAATCACATCAGCAATGTCCTCTATGCTTTCTATTACCTCATCCAGCACATATTTTGGAGTGTGCCTGCCTTCTTTATTGCTCTTGTATTCGATCAGGTTCTGAATTTTCATGCCCTGACACCTTTCTGCGTTACAAATCCCGGTACAGAATCCGGAATGCTTTTCTTCGGTTGGGGTTCGCACAAGTGGCCAGCGCCGTCTCCAGCTGATCCCGCTGCTTTTCAAGCGCGGCTATTTCCTCCCGAATGTTTTGCAGGTCGCCGCGTTTAAGCGACCGACTGCCGATGCGATACTCCTGAGCGCCGTTCAGGATCGCGGCTTCGGCCTGATAGTACATTTCGAGGCGCTGCTTCACCCTCTCCAGCCGAGCGATAATTTCCTCACGCCTCACGGCCAACACCTACCAGACATTCGATTTTTTGACGAGGCGCTTGATTGCCGCCGCCTTTGACTTCGGTGCGGTCGGTTTGCTTGCCTCTTCCGCCCCCTTGAGCCGCTGCTCAAGCGCGTCGTAATTCGGGTTCAGGATCTCCTTTGCCGCGAGCGCATAGTTCCGGGCGTCCAGCGCCTCGTTGCGCGCGCTGGTCGAAATTTTTTCCCAGACGTACCGCGTTACGCCGTTCTTCTTACGCGCCACCAGTTTCTCCGACAGGAGGCCCTGGAAGTAATAGCGGTCGTACCCGCGGCTTTCATCGTTTGGAAAGTGGCAATATTTCGGGCCGGGTTCCTGCACTCGCAGGGCGGAATAAATCCGGCTTTTCCCGTCATCGACACCCAGAATCACCACGAGCGCGTTTTCCTTGTTCTTGCGCGTGAGCCTGTGAATCAGCGGGATCCCGGGTCCGCCTTGACCCTTAACGGCGAGCACCCGTCGATGCTCGTTACGCTTGGCGTATTTGTAAATTTCTGACGTGTAGTGGCCGCCGGAGTCGATGCAGGTGCAGGCCACTTTCAGACCCTTCCCGTCCGCAAACCGGTAGACGCGGTTCAGCACGTCGTCCAGCTGCTGCAGGGTTTGCGGATCGTCGGGCCTGCCGACGATAATGCCGTATTCGATGCCCCAGCTCTCATGCCCATGCCCCCATCCGACGATCTCATATTCCAACCGGTCGTCCTGGGTGTCGACGCCGGCCGTGAGAAGCAGGACGCCATCCGGCAGGTCGGCCGGATACGGTTCGCGCCGCTTGAGAAGGACGTCTTCTTCCATCTGCTCGCCGCGGTCTTCCCATGTCTCGCCGAGCACGGTGTTCGTAAAAACCTTGAATTGCTCCGGATCGTCTTTCGATTCCAGGAACTGCTGAACGATCTCCCGCCATGAAAACCACGGCGAAACAAAAGCGTTGAGCCAGAAGCTGCGCACGCCGTTCTCGATCGCAACCGGGTTGTCGGCGATCCACTTGGCCGGCTGCCGCTTCATCGTATACTCGTCCGCTTCGTGGAAGCAAGACGGGCAGCGCCACCAGATGTCGTGAACCTGGTATATTTTTCTGTTACCCGCCTCGTGTATCTCATGATCGAATCGAATGTCGCGGAGGACGATGGGGTGGAATTCTCCGCAGTTTGGGCACTGGATGCACCATTTTTCCTGCGTCCCCATTTCGTACTCCTGCTCGATCCGGGAAGCGCCTCTCACTGTTGGTGTCGAAACGAAAATCTTCTTCCTGTTCCAGAACGTAATGGTTCGCTTTTCAGCCAGCGCGATCGGGTCGCCCTCACTGCCGGCGCTTGCCGGATACCGGTCCACTTCGTCGCAAAGCAGCACACGGATCGGCCGGCTGGCCAGGCCCGCCGGACTGTTCGCGCCGCCCATCGCCAAGAAACCGCCAGGGAACACTTTCATCAGGATCGTATTGTTGGTGTCCCGGGTCTTCGAATCAGCTACCTTTTGCGCCAACACTTCGGTATCCCGGATCATTGGAGCGATCCGTCGCTTGGAATAGTCCTCAGCGATTTCGATCGTGGGTAGGATCAGGAGCAAGGGCCCCGGGTCGACGTCAATGTAATAGCCGATGGTGTTGTTGATGATCTCGGATTTACCGACTTGCGCGCCAGCCATGACGACGATTTTTTCAATGCGCGGATCCGTAACGCTGTCCATGATCTCGCGCTGGTATGGGGCGCGGTCGGTGCGCCATTGACCAGGCTCGGCCGATGTCTCTTTCGAGAGTTTCCTATACCGGTCGGCCCACTCACTCACCGTCAGCTTCGGCGGCGGCGCCACCGCTTTCAGGATCTTCCGGAACAGATTGATCGTCTTCTGCATCGTCACCCCCTCCTGCGAACATCGCCGGGTCGTATTCGCTCAGCTCCGTCAGTGCCTCGAGCAATTCGGCATTGATCACTTCGCTGATCTCGGACAAATTTTTGACCCCGAGCACTTTCGGGGCCACTTTGTCAGGGATTGCGAGGATTCGGTTCCGAAAGGTGACGAGCATGTTTGTCATTACGAATTCCACATCGGCAGCGTCGTGCATCTGGCCTTTGAGCTTGGCCAGTTTGATCTCGGCCATCTGGCGCTTCGCTTTTTCGTGCAGCGCCTTCTCTTCCCAAAACATCGCCTGGTGCTCGTCATCGTCCTGATTCTTGCGGCCGGTCTTGAGAAAGTCGATGAATCGCTGCACATTTTTCATCAGCGGCCAGCGGCCATTCGCTTGTTTTTCCAGAATTCCTTCCTGCGCCAGCTGGTTTATACGCTGGCGGGTGTAGCCGAAAAGTTTGGCCAAAGCATCGGTGCTGACAATGATCTCGCCAACATCGCCAGCCTTCCGCCGTGTGCTCATAACATCACCTTACCGGAAAGAAAATCCGAATAAAAATTTTTTATGCCTAGCCCTCGTTTGGGCTCGCGAGCACCA